CTCGCTGTTGATCGCGTTACGCACGTTCGTCACAGTGCCGTGAAAGAACTGCACACCATCACGGTACAATGTCATCGACTGCTTCAGTTCTGGGATAGTCGCAGACGTGATCGCCTGTGGTGAGATCGTGAACGTGAAGGTATCCTCGGCAAGCGACTTAAACGCAACTTGAGCCGAGTCGATCTGAGCAACCTCTAGGGAACGCACCGTTGCATCGAACGTCTTCCCTGCCTCACCTTTGATTGTCCATGCGATCATCGTCCGATAGTCATTGGGATTGAGTTGACCCTAGCCTTGAGCTTGTTGATCTCAGCGTTTGATTGCTGCTGGTATGTGATTAAGGTATTATTGATTGCGATCAAGTCTAAAAGCTGCTGCCTATTGCTTGACTGACCAGCATTGAGTGTTGCGAGCAACGTCTGGAGATCTCCAGCAATTTTTCGCTGATCTGTTGCTGTGATGTTTCCATCAGAAACAGCTTGTTCAATCCTTGCCTTGGCTTCTTGCTGAACTGGAGTAATTGCATCAAACGATGATGCCAAATCCTTGATCTTGGTTACTTCCTCAGTTTGCTTTGCGGTAGCTTGTGTCAGAGCAGCAGTTGTCTCAGCAAGATTGGCTTGGGTGTTCAGCTTCTCGATGTTTGACTCAACGCTAGTTTTTGTCCTGTCAAGATTTGTTCCAGCATTATCAATTGCAATTGATAGTGTTGGGATTGACTGATTCAATGCGTCGATACTGTTGTAGTAAGTATCGAGTTGCGACTTGATCACATCAAGATCTGCTTGCAACTTGCTTGTTTGAGCAGATGGCTCCTTTAGTCCTAGGTTTTTGTCTGCTTCCTGAGATCTTGTTAAAGCAGCAGTAGGATAGCGCATTGATGCTGCTAACTCCTGTGCTTTCTTTTGGAGAGTTACAATTTCATTCTGAACCTCATTGCGGTCTGCTATTGCATCGGTGTACTGCTTCTTCGCAGATTCAACCTTGGTATTCTCAGCAGCAATCTTCTGCTCGTTAGCAATCTTGATCTTCTCCTTTTCAATCTCAAGCAATCTGCTCTCAGTGTTGATCAGTTGCCCTGTTTGCTCAAGATACTTCAATGCTGCTGCTTCCGCATCAAGATACGATGTGGCTATTTCAGCTTGATTTGCAGCAACTTGACTCTTGATTTCAATCGATGCAAGTTCTGATGCTTGAATCGAATCGAGTCGATCGTTCTGATTCTTTAGCTTATCAACAAGTTTCTGAACATCTTCATCTGCTGCTTTCTTCGCGGCAGCACCGAACTGCTCGATCATCGACTTAGCTAGATCAGCAGACTCCTTGGTCTTTTCTGATTGACCTGCAATATCTGCCAATGCCCTACCCAATGGGATTAAAATAGCAGTAGCAGCCCCGATGATTGCACCCCAAGGCCCGAATGCGCCGAGCAACTGTGGTAGCTGTTGACCGAGTGCTTGAACAGCAGATGTGCCAGCACCAACCTGTGTTGCAAAGTCGGCAACCTGGAATCCTGCTTGTTGGATCTGAATGCCTTGTCCTCGACCGGCTTTAGTTGAGGTTACTGCTTGTTCGCGTGCAGCATTCTCTGCTGCCCTCTTTGCTCTGGCATCTTCAGCGTCTTGAGTGCGCTTTATCGCATCCTGCTCGCGCTTCAATGCTCTCTCTTTCTTCTCAGCAGCCTCTACAGCATATCTTGCCTCGCGTTCTGCGCGGCGTTGAGCAACTCCTGCTGCACGTTCGGCAGCAGCCTCTGCGCGAGCTGCGCGAGCAGCATCACGTTCTGCCTTTGCTTGTGCCGTAGCCTCTGCCTTGGCAATAGCATCCTCAGTCTGCTGAATACTCTTTGTCGCCTTATCAGCACCAGACGTGTTTGCCGTGGTGTTGATGTTGATGTCAATTTTCTTGTTCGCCATCTTATGGTGAGGTGAGTCGTCCGTTGACCGATGTATTCAAGATCACCGATGTACCGATCTGAGTGACCGCTACATCGACGCTGGCATCGTAGAAGATCAACTCGTTCATCGGGTCGAGCGCGACTCCAGCAGTTGTATTTGTTGATGTCGGAGCAGCAGTAATGCCGGTGCAAGTGTCATTGGCAATAGCCATGTTCAATGTCGTGTCATTGCTAGCGTATGGACTCTTTCGAGTCAGCACAAGGTCTGCACCAGTGCCGCTGACATTGAAGAACTGTTGGATGCTTGGAGTTGTCGAAAAATAAGCTCTGGCAGTTGCCATCCAGCTAGATGGGACTTGACCAGATGTAACAGGAAACGTGATCACCAATGGTGAGAAGTCAGTAGCAGTTGAAGTAAGTGTGATCTTGGCGTTGCCAGCAGTTCCGATCGTTCCTATGCCGGTTGCCGTCTCAACTTGTGGCGTTCCTGTGTTCCAAGGTTGGCTCAGCTTTACTGTGCATCCAGATTGGTTCGCTAACCGTACTGGCATCTGCTGGACGAAGTACGATACCCAGCGTTGGTATTGTGCTGAAGATCCGTCAATGAGTTGGAATCTCGATGTGAACGATGCTGATGCCATCGTCCCAGGGCGGAAGAACTGACGACCATACGTTCCACCGATGTATGAAACACCTTGGAAGTTGGTCTTATATGTCACATTGAGACCAGATGTCTCTGCGCCTTGACCTTGATCCCATCCTGCAAGGTCAATTATCTTATCTCCTATGAATGCGGCTGCATACATTATTAGACTGCTGCGATCGTGAACAAGGCGTTCGGCGAACCACTTGTGAAGGTACGTTTAGCTGCCATCGTCAACTTACCAAAGCGATTCTCAGTTGGTGAGAACTTGCGATCCATGCTGATGATTTGGACTGCTCCTGCATCGAAGTTAAGACCGCCAGTTACGGTTGTTGATACATCGAGAGTTGCGACTCCAAGCTCTTCACCGGCATCAAGACCGTCGAAGTAGGTATCGAATCCTCCTGTAGCAACTCCGATTGGTGTACAACTGATCGTTGATCCGATATTCCCGAGTGCCATTGTCACTGTTCCGATTCCATCGACAACGATTGGAGTCAATGCAAGATCGAATGAGATCTCGAATCCATCAGATGAGCTAAACGAACTTCCACCAAGAGTTGCAGTATAAGGAGCGGCAATAATCAATGCTGGATCAAATGCGGTTCCAATAGCAGCACCAGCACTTGCAGTGTAGTAGGATGTAAGAGCATTTGGATTGGCCGAGTTCTTGACTAGACCGGTAAACTGAACAGATCCGAGTTGAGTGTTGTTTGCTGTGCAGCGAAGCGTTGGTAACTTGGTGATAGCAGCATTGTGAATCGTGTAGGTTGCATCAGCAGCTACGATGACAAGTGCCTTGTCACTCGATCCATAGATTGATGCGCCGATCGTAGTGCTTCCGTATGGGAAGAGAGTCGTCAATGCCTCGATCTCGCCAACTGGCTCAAACTCAACAACGAGCTGCATATCGGTCTTGGACTTACCAACCATGCCGTAAGCATCGACTTCTTTGTCGAATGTTGATTGGTTCATCGTCAAAGTCACTCCACCCTTGGAGTAAAAGGTTGCACCATCGTAAGTGATCTTACATGGGCCGCGAACAATGGTAGTGCGATCAAAGGTTGCCATAATGCTTATCTAGTTGGGGATGTATTGCTGAGTCCGATTGGGATTGTGAATGAGACTGCTTGCTGAAGCATTGAGTCATTCGCTTGTTGTGAAACTGAATTGAAGAGCATAACGCCACCGGACAGAGGTTGATCATCAGCATCCATCGGTTGAGTGTGATGGATGATGCGGCATACTGCCTCAGCGATCTCGGTTGCGCTAGGAACTTTTCCTGCCTTGGATCTCCAAACCGATGGTATTTCAGAGACTGTCACTCTGAACTTTGCATCCGACAGGTATGGGCCAGGCGTGTTCTGACTGTCAGTCTCCGCTGACTCGAAATTGACAAGAACGAATGCACCGGCAGTCTGCATCGCGTTGAGGATGGATTTCTCGACATCCTTGTGATCCTCGACAAGAACTGGGATCTTGGGGTTCGTTCTGAAGTAGTCGTGAGTTGCGAGCGTCTCAGCAATGCTCTCGACGATTTGACGTATGATGGTCATGGTGCGCTTGAGAAGTCCATGAGTGCCGCTCCACCGTATCTGAATGCTGACGAGCTTGAGTAGGCAAATGCGGACGATCCAGCGTCATCTGAATCGGCATCGTTCTTCGATAGGTCGTCCAGATAGTTCTCAGCGGACTCAACCGAGATCTTGCGATCTTCACCGTTGAACTCAGCGAGGGATGGGAATGCTTCCGAGAGTAGGCGACGAGCAAGCGTGTAAGCATGCCTGTGCGCCCCAGGAGGGACGTAGAGTCCTGTGTTGGTAACTTGTACCAGACCACGCTTTCTACGTCCCGCATTGACGCGGGAGACGATCTCTTGGGCGATCTGCCCGAGGATGTCGTTTAGCTTGGTTTCCGGTGTTGGTGACTCAGCGAGAAGTGCTTCAAATTCCTCTGAAGCAAGCCTATCCTTGATGCCATCAATCGTGAGTAGAGTCCAAGCCATATAAAAGAGTGCCTCGGACTAGGGGAAAAACGACAAAACCCTAATCCGAGGCTGTAATTGTTCCTTAGAACAAGAGTTTAGCTACCATGCTACCAGAAACCGTTCCAGCCGAAGCAGTCATCGTTTGTTCGATACGAACATAACGCTTCGTGATTGGAGGAAGACGGAAGCGAACAGTCTTGGCGGCAACACCAGCACTGCTTGCTCCAGTTTGAGTGGTTGCGATTGCAGGATCAAGCGTCGTGAAGGTCGTACCATCTGGAGAATCCTTCAGAGTGTAGGTGATAACTTTCGTGTCACTGATTCCAGATGCAGCAGGAGCAGAAAGTTCGAAAACGACTTTCTCTACATCGCCGCCGATGACCTGTTCAAGGTCGAAGGTTGCGGTGTTTGCTCCAGCTTGAGCGATTGCGACCGTGCTGGTGTAAGCAGAGTCTTGGATGTTGCGATTGAATTCGTATGCCATATTGGTGTTCTATTGGAATTATGTTAAGGCTTCGTTGTCAGCGATTGAGTCGGTGACGATGATAGGGATTCCAAATGCTTCAGTTGCAAGACCATTCAGAATACCACCGAAGGATTCCTGCTTGGTGTTCGGAGTGGCGGAGCGACTGATCGACAACTGAAACGCAGAACGACGACTCATCAATAGGTGAGTTGGCTTGACACCAACTGGGAACTGACGAAGCAGGTCGAGCAACTTGGCATCGGTAAGAGTCTTGCCTGTATCTTCTGTGATGTCTTTAAGACGACCAACAGCGTGCTTGTTAGCGCACTGAAGACCAACCCATGCAGTGAGGTCAGCGATGTAAGCTGCAAAGCGTTTGTTGCTGGAGTCGGTAGCATCACCTTCGCGGAATGCGCTGAGGTCGATGGTCGTGTTCTGACCATAGACGTACTGAACACCTTGACCGCCAGCGGAGATCGCGTACACGGACGAACCAGTGGTTGCAGTGGTTCCGCCTGCATCAAGCACAATGCTACCTAGGGTGCTGACAAGTGCTTGAAGGCCAGGGAAGCCTTTGCCGTCTTGTGCAGTTCCGTAGATGGTTTGTTGACCGATCTTGAACAGAGCCTCGGCCATCACGCCGCGAGCTTCAAGTGCTTGGTAGGCAACTGCACCGTCGATGTAGGCGTTGGCAGCAGCCTTGTCGCACTCAACGCGAGCAGAAAGCAAGAATGCTTCGATCGTGCGCTCAGTGAAGTTGGATTTGGTAGCGTCCGTTCCTTCGTTCAAGGCGCGGAAAGCAACCGTAGGACGA